AACAACATCATTTGAATAAAAATATCTATTTGTAAAATTTTCACTCCAACTTAAAGAAAAATAAAAGCTGGTTGAATCGATAGTATATGACTCGAAAGTTTCTGGTGCTTTTTCATCGTCAAGAACTTTACAAACTATTTTTACAGCCGATGATGGAATCATAGTCATTCAATAACGATGTTTCCTTTCAAAACATCATAATTTCCGTAATAAGGTGATTTGAAGAAAGGGAGAATGAGAGATTGATTTATAATTTGAATATCTTCTTTTGGTGCAGAATATATTGGATTGAAAACCATTAAACTAAGTCCATTGATTACAATAGTCTCACCATTTACAACTCTTTTGGTGAAAAAGGATTCAATTCCGTTTATTCCAAGTATTGAAGTGTTGATCTTATCAATTTCAATCGTTTTACCTAGTGTTTGATTGTCAAAGAAAGATTTGAAGGCGTTTACGATGTTTTCAACTATTGAACTATCACTGATAAAAGATTGCCCTTTTTTCTTAATTACGAGTTTACTCTCAGATACGATTTCGGGATATAATCTTTTATTGTTCATTTCATCCGAAGATGCCACTCCAATTCCAACCTCCATATAAACTGGATCTTGAAAAACTATTTCAGATGTTAAAATTTTAATTCGATTTAATGAGTCTTTTATTCTATTTTTCAAACCAACACTCAAAAATTTATTGAAATTCGCGGTTTCGTTTTGAGGAATTTTAGGAATACAATAACAATTCACATTGTTGAAATTACATGAATTTGAGAAATTGATTTGATTAAATAAAATTCTACTATCCAAGTTTGGTTCCGATAATCCAATTTCATTCAAATATTGAAGATGACCTTCTACATAATCCGTGTTATTAACAACTTTTACATCTTGAATTAAATTTGAAAAATTATTTTTAATGTAATTTTCAAAATCAGTCGAATTTATAAGTCTATATTGCGTTTTATATGTATTTCTAGCATTATTTTTAATACTCTTTGAGTCTTCTTGGTACGTGAATTTTGAAGAAGGTAGATTGTTTTCAAAATTCAATTGTGATGCTTCACTGATATTCAAAATATTTGTTCCAGTTGATCTAACTTGACTGGCTATTTCTGAATAAAGTTGAGTATCGTAAATAAACAATCTCGAACCATTTAACACATTTGGACCAGCTTCGCCATTTGGACCATCACTTTTGAGATAAAAAACAACAACAAAATCCCCTTCATTTAATTTTTTACCAGTTACTCCGTTGCCAAATTTAATACCGTATCTTTGATTTTCATTCAATCTGAGTTCATATGTTTCGGATAATGGGTTTTCAAGATACAAACTATTGACGTTACTATATTGTTTCCAAGAATTGTTTCCAGATTTTACATAAACATGAACGTGATTGTGGTCAATTAAATCATTATTACCATCAGCATCAACAGAAACAATATTAAATTCCTCAAATTCTTCACCAGTTGCAATATAAAGCGGATATTGAATAAAGGAACCTTGATATAATAAACCAGATTCATTTAAATCATTCAACACTTCGACTCCACTCGTTGATTTGGAAAATGTTAAATCTTCTGCAAATGAATAACTTGTATCGTTTATAGTGAAATAAGAATATCTCGGAATCGTGTAAATTCCTTTTTCTAGAGCATTACTTGCAACTGCGGAAAAGGAAAGAACAGATGTTTGAATACCAATTGGATTGTAATTAAGAAGTTTTACAATTCTATTCACGTTCTCATAAAGTTGAGCATTTGTAAAAGAAGCTTCATTTGCGGTTCTATTCAAATAAAACAAAAGAACATGATAGCTGTATGCAATGACATCTAAAAGACTGTTAAAATTAGAGCCTTCAAAAATTTGATCTGTGAATACACCTCCATCTATCAATCTTTGTTGCATCAATGTTTTAATAGATGTTGCATCAAAAGCAGCATAGCTATTAAAAGATAGGGGAAAGTTTTGATTTGTTATTTCGTTGTCAGCCATTTTAGTTAAAGTAGTATCCAGATTCAGCCAAAGTTCCCTTTACCTGCAATCCCTTAATATTTAATGATGGGACCGATAAAAATAGGTCTATGGTGTATTGTTGGTTATCGTAATCAGTTGTAATATTGATATTGTCAACTTTCACTCTTGGTTCAAATTTCGTTATTCCTTTTAGAATCGTGTCTCCAAGCATTCTTGCATTTTCCGATGTAATTCCTGTAAAAAGATAGTAGAGAAGATTTAAACCAAAAGTCGGGTTTAGTAATTTTTGACCCGGTATGGTGGTGAATATATTAAAAATGCTGTTTTTTATCGCATTAACATCATTATCAACGACAATATCTTTTTGTTCCTTATAATTGTTTAATGGATTTGTTTTTGTGTAATCAATTTTCAAGTCTACTTCCAAATCCTTGTAAGTATAATTCCTTTCTTTTGGGAATTTATTCAATTCTGTAATTACAATGGATGCCATGTAAATATTTAGAGAAAACCATCGAAATCATCGTGGTCAAACATAAATAATTCTAATCATGGGTAAATTCACAAAATTATATGAGTCTGCAATTCAACGCTTCACCAGAGGCGGGTTACTGGTTGGTGATTTAGTAAAAATCAAAGAAGGAGCATATGGAGACGATTTCTTCAAAAAACAAAGTGGGAATTATGTGGAAAAATTAAAAAGTTTCGCTAATAGCGGACTCAATATTAGAGTTTCCAGTATAAAAACAGTTAGACCATCCTATCAACCGGGTAACGTGTACAACGAAGGAAGTGAATTTATAGTAGACATCGTATTGGAAAAAGCACCCGGTCTTTATTATGATTTTATAACAGTTCCTATGCACATTTTGGAACACATTGATACTGGTGTGAATCTTGCACCAGTTCCAGATTCTCTGCGTTACGATGACAGGTCTTCAACGGATATTTCTGAACTTGGTTCAGCTAAAAAAGGAGCGGAAACACTTCTCGATCCATATCGTCAAACAAGAACATCCGATATTGGAGACGGAAAAGACACCAAATCTCATACAGAGCTTGGAATGAATAATGTTAAAATTCCTTCTTCTCCAGCAGAAGGACATAAAAATCCATCGGTATATGCACCAAGTCTAGATTATACCAAGAATTATCTTCCTAAAAAATAATTCAACTTTCTAGAATTCCAGATAAGGCTAAAATCAAGCAATAAAAGTTGATCTCTTGGTCAACAACAAATGAGGATTTATACATATATTCACCAATTGCCACAAGCCACATTTTCTTCTTCGCTTCTGTAAATATGTTACTTGTGGGCGTATCGCAAGTTAAGTCAAATAAACCCTTCATAAGCAAAGAATAATCTCCTTTAAAATCCGTCTCATTTTCAATTATATATTTTCGGATTTCCATTTCCTTTTTCTTAAATATAAGTTCAAGAATCCTATCAACAAAATTATCGACTTTCGAAATATCTGGAATTGTTAAAACACCATTGATACAATATTTCTGAACCTCATTTATCGTTTTTCTAATATCTGGATAATGTTTTTTGATCGTACGTGCCAATTTAATTCTATTTGAATCATCTAATTTGATGTTTTCACTTTTTAAAATAAAACCAATTCTTTTAACAATTAAATTAATTGGAGCGGAAAGTTGAATCGTTTGACATCTGGATTGAAGAGGAACGATAACGTTATGTATATAATTGGAAGTGAGAATATATCTACAATATGCGGCATTCTCCTCCATTGTATTTCTTAACCCTCTCTGTGCTGCTGGTGATGCTGAATCAATTTCATCCAAAAATACAATTTTCTTTTTACCATTGAAACTTTTAGTTTTACTGAAATTTGTGATCGTGTTTCTCACTTCATCAATTCCAACTTCTGCACAATTTAAAAACAAATCCTCCGCATCCAATGCTGTTATTAGAATTTTACCAGTTGTTGTTTTTCCAGTTCCCGCATTTCCATAAAACAAAAGATTTGGAATTTCATCATTCTTGATAAAATTCTCAATAATATTTTTATCGCTCTCGCATAATACAAGATCTTCAATATTTTTAGGTCTGTATTTTTCAGACCATAATCCATTAACGTCCATAATTATTTTCCTGTAGAGCCGAAACCATTCGAACCTCTCTGAGTTGGGACAGTTTTACCCCATTCAACTCCAAAATTTGTGATGGAATATTTCACTGCAATTTGGCAAACTCTATCTCCTACTTTAACATCATATGGAATATTTGAAAAGTTGAATAGTTTAACACCGAGTTCTCCCCTATAACCCGCATCTATAACTCCCTGATGGGCTACAATATCCGACTTAAAAGCTAATCCAGAACGAGATTCAACTTTAATCCAATAACCATCATCCAAGAATGCGAGTTTTAATCCGACTTTAATAATTGCAGAACCCTTTGCTTCAATTGTTTGATCTTCAACTGCAAATAAATCCCAACCCTCATCGTTTGAGTGCGCTCTTTTTGGAAGCTGTGCATTTGGGTGGATTTTTTCAAACACCATCTTTGGTTGACGCATTTGTTCTAGAAGTGAATTCATCATGTCGAAATGATAGCATGGCTTTTTATCATGTCAAACCTAAATATTAAAACGAATGACAAATCAACTAACGCCTCTATCTGGATTCTTGGGTTCAAATGATTTAACAGATAAGTTGAAACAATCGGTTGGAGTAATCAGTACAAAAGCGAAAGAAAACAAAATGAATCATAGTGAAGATTTGGAAGATTTTATTCTAAGAAATTCAAAAGAATTGGTTGAAGTTGGAATTGATGCTATACATGAAATCAAGCAAACAGTCATGCTAAATCCGCAATCTGATGAGGTCGAATCGTTGGCCGAAATTTTCAAAGGTGTATCAACAGCAATGAATATTTTAAAGGATATTCAGATCACTAAAATGAAGATCAATACAACCAAAGAAATAAAGGAAATGGATATTCAGAGTAAAAAACAGCAATTGGAGGAAATATCTGATGCTCCAGTTGGAATGCGAATGACAAGAGATGAAATTTTCAAGCTTCTAAAAGATAACGGTGATATAGTAGATGCTGAAGTTGTCAATCCTGAATCTTCGGAAGGAAAGGGTTTCCCGCAATAGGATTCTTCACAGTTGGGCCGTAAAGAGTTGAATTTACAACACTATCACCAACCTTCGTCGGGATTTTAATACTTGGAGCACCAGTTTGAACATTATTTGTTGCTGGTTTAAATCTAAAATTATCCATGACATATTTTGCATTATCTCCCATCAACTTTTGAACTTTGCTCATATATTCTGTTGCGATTTTTCCCATTCTTTTTGGAAATTCATAATCACCAACAAGTGGTTGACCATGTGAAGCTGTTGGGGCGGCTACTTTTGGTATAACGGGACCAATTGATCTATCTTTACATATTCTTATTCTTGCCATTTTTGACGCATATAATGCGAGATCAGCACTATTCACATTTTTCGGTAATGTTCCCATGTTACATGGAACTTTTTGATTCAATGTTCCGACTGGAGGAAGGCTGTTTGGAGTATACCAATTTAATGCATTTACAACACCATTCATACAATCGAATGCATAATTCTTATCAAGCGATTTCAATGGTCCTTGTTCTAGAACTAATGCCTTTGCCTCAGATGAAAGACGATTTTTATAAAATTTTTTAAACCAATCTTGAAACGGAGTTGGAAGAGATGGTAATTGACCATCCAATTTTCTAAAGAAATTTGCGATATTTTCATTTCTTCTTGTTATATTGGATGTCATCACAGTTTTAAGTTCTATGATAAGATTCAAAGTTTCCTCTCCAACACTCTCAAATTGTTTGTAGAATTCGGGGGAAACTGTTTTCGTTAAAGGATCGATTGCTTGGTAAAGTATATTTCCGTCAATTGTATTCATAATTAAATCATTGGAGCGAAATTTTGTTTTTCCGAAGAAGTTGATTTTGTACCATACATGTGATTATAATACATTCCTCTTTTAAATTCGTGAATCACCATTGTTGTGAAATATTTACCCAAAAGATTTTTATCATGCTCGTTTGCTAACTGATTATCTCTTCTATTTATATTGAAAAATGTTCCAGATTTTCTTCTTGTCAACCCTTTAACTCTGAAGTATATGGCACTGTTTTTAAATATAGATGCCATCAGAGCCTTGTTTCTTCCAAAGTTTAATTTTTGAAATTGCTGTCCTATTCCAAGTCCCGAAGTATAAACATGTTGAACGTTTTTATTATCTTCTCTTAATTGGTTTTTTGGAAGAATATCATACATTTGAGAATTTGGGGAATTTGATAAATTTTTAACATTGTCATTATAAATTGATTTTGTGGAATTTTTAAAATTATTTGATTTTATCGAACAAGTAAAAAATCCATTTGGATCATATGAATGAACGAAATGTGTAGATATGTCTTTTTGAACAATATCAGCATCAGCTTTCAAAAATGAATAATTTTCTATAATATTGTAATTAATAGCATTAAATGAGTTTTGGGAGTTTGGGGAACCAAAGTTCAATACACTCCCTATACCAGAACCCTCGGAATCTTGTTTTCCAATGTAAAAATCTTCACTAAGACTTCTTCCACCTCCAAGCCCAATAAGAGAAGCAAAACCAGATGCAATTCCACCCAACACTCCTCCACTTCCCTTGAATGTTGTATTTTGAAGATAAACTGTTATTGGAATCAAGGTATATTCTTCCTTATATCTTGTTTTTTTAAGAATACATGGCACATAATCATATGATTTATCACTAACATGATATTGTAGCAGATATTCCAAATCATCGATTGCCTTGTATCCAGCATTCGTGTGGTATTCCAAAAGAGTGCCGCCTTTATCCCATTCACTAGATGCCTTGAATAAACTCGTTTTTGTGATTTTATTCAGACTTTTATCCAAAAGTGCTTTGATGATATCTCCAGTATATCTTTTAAAATCATCAGTATTTTTTACCTTTTTTTCAGCTGTTGTTTTTGTCGAAAGAGTTGAACTTCCAACCTCTCCCGTTTGAGTAGTGTTTGTCGCGGTATCTTTTAATGGAACTTCTGTGCTACTAAAGTGTGAGTCGATTTCATTTAAAATTTGATAATCAGCATCCCAAAAATATAATCTTTTATATTTTACTCCCCTGTCTTCCATCATTTCTTCTTCTATTTTATAAATCGAAAAGGTATATTTAAGACAAAATTCCTCTCTATCCATTTCAGACACATTGTTAACGTCAGTATCATCTTGTTTAATTTGAGGCATGATTTCAACTTGAAGATAATCTCTTCCATCTCCACGAAAACTATAAGGTTTTACTTTACTTGTACCATCCACACCTTCAAAGCTTTCTATCGTATCTTGACTATCGTTGAATACCATATATCCATATGAAAAGAAATACCTTAAATCGTCAACTATTTTTAATTCTTCAATAGTTGCATACGTTATACCCATTTTAGTTTCTCCGTTATGAAGATACACATCAAAAATATAATTGTTATCTCCAATTTGAACAACATTTCCAGAAGATCCACCTTCATCTCCTCTTATAAAATTTGATATAACACTCTTAAAGCTCATTTTTTAATTTTGTTAATACTGCTCTTACAAATTGAGGGTATAGTATTTTTAATTTTGTTCCAGCCTGTGGAAATTCCATGGGGTTGTATATTTTATTAATGACCATAATAAGCCACCATAAATCTATGTTTCTATATTCGTTGTAACTAATAGCAGTCCAAGGCATGGGTCTATCCATTCTTATTTCATAATAAGTGGATGGATCCATTTCGTCAAGTACATATACGGTAAAGGATAGTAAATTGTAAAAATATTGAGAATCCTCGGTCAAATACATTTTAAAGAAATTTTCATATTGAAAATCACTTAGTCTTGAAAGACTCAAAATGTCTTTTTGATAGTCTCCGATTGCCGATAATCCATCTATGTATGAAGTAATCATTTTCTTACTTGAGTTTGGTTGTTTACTCTTTGTGAAGTATCTGACAACGATTCACCGTTGTTCAATTCGTTTCTAAGTCCGTTGAGGAAATTATCAACAATTCCAGTACCAGAACTTTCCAATACATTTACTTTGTCTTGTTTCTCAAATAACATATGATAAAGAAAGTTTCTACTTTCCGCAATAAGACCTTTAAGAGTTATGTTTACCATATATGCATCTGGAATTATTGTCTGTATTCTAGAAGATCCTCCTGTTGAATTTGGAACATTGACATAATAACTTCTTCTTGAACCCATAAAATCAACTCCAAGGGCTATAATAAATGCATACGGCATGTATTTAATACCGGGTATCATGACCTCGTATAAACAAGGGGGTTCGATCAAATCTCTACTTTTTCTATTTGGCCTATTTTGATAAGCGAGCATATAAATGAGTTGCCAATTTCTTTGCACATCTTCAAATGTAGCCCAACCCGTATTAATGAGAGGAAAACTGAATTGTATTGAGTCGCCACCAGCGGCAAAAGAATAAAATTGGGGCTTCTCGATATAAATGCCTGGTTCCATGAAATTCATAGAAGTAGATAGACCGTAAGCCGCTTGTTCCGCTTTCTTGGCTCCTTCTGATACAAGAGCACCTAATCCCATTGTTCCCGACATAACTTTATCATCAGTTGCGAATTGATTTTGGATAGCATGTACAGGATCGGAGAAATAAGGCATTCTATATACAAACTTAGTATCTTCTGTCATATATAAGCCTTCATATGGAGCAAGAACATCGGATGAAGCCAATTCCGAAGTCAATGCCCCTATAACTCCTTCTGCGTTTTTTCCTGTTATTGCTTGAAGAATTCCAGAACTGGCGAATCCATTTCCAAAACTCGATGCGGCTCCAACAAGCTTTTGACCAATTCCAGCAAATGTTCTTCCTGCTACACCACTTAAAAGACCGCTAATTCCTCCAGATCCAGCTGAACTTGAAAATAAATTAGCAATTCTTCCTGATGCTTGACCACCCTTTTCACTTGCAATTGCGCTATAATACGCCAGTTGAGCTATAATAGAATTGGTTTTAAGTCTTTTTTCTTTCAAAATTACAGCGGGAATATCTTGTCTACTGCTTAGTTGAGAATTTGTCCAGTAAAATCCATTTACAACGTCTATAAGGCCACTGGAATCACCTGTTATAGAGTCTGTTTTGAGAAAATTTCTGGATAATGAATCCGAAAGTCCTCCTCCGGATGGGACAATTTTTGGAGAACCTGATGGATTGCTACAATCTGCTGTAACTTGAAATTTAAACAAATTTTTCACTAAAAATATTTAGACAAACGATCCAATGTTGTTGGCTTTCAGATGAAGACCTTTAATTCCAACAAATCCATCTATTGGAACATTTGATCTAAGACTTTGCCTATATTCTTCTATGTAATTTTTTTGAGGGGTTTTCGATTTGTTTTGAGTATCTGCGGATTGTCTTGATTCTGGTTCTTGTTTCGATTCTTCTTGCTTTTGTTCTTCTTTTTGAGGTTGTTGTGAAGTTGTTTTTGAAATTCCTTGAATTGCACTTAAAACGGACTCGAAGCCCTTTTTCATCTCTTCTGATAAAGAAGTTAAGTCTTTATCATTTTGCGTTTTTTCAACATTTTCTTCTTTTTTAGTATCCGTTTCAGTTTTTTTAATATCTGAAATTGGAATTTCAGGTTTTGTTTCTTTTGGAGGATAAATTGTTGTTTTTTCCTTTTCAATATCTTTTTCTACTGGTATTGAACTTTGTTTAGGTTGTTCTTCTACAACTTTTTCTACTGGTATTGAACTTTGTTTAGGTTGTTCTTCTACAACTTTTTCTACTGTAGGATTTGTGATTTCTTTTTCAACTTCTTTCGTTTCATCTTTGGATTCGTTTTCTACATTTTCAATCTTTTTTTCAACAGATACAGGCTTTTGAACTCCATTCAATGTCATATTTAAAACGTTATTTTTTGTTTCAAAATTTACATTTTTTGAATTTTCCGTTTTATTTTCATTAAAAATATTATTAATTGTGGATTTTATCGAATCTTCATTTTTTTGTTTTTCCACGTTCAAATCCGCAAGTCTTTTCTCCAATTCGGATATTTTGGAAACAATTGTTTTATCTGGATTATCCGTTCTTCCAATTTCTTCATTTTTATCTGAAAAGTTCTTTTTAGCTTCATCCAATTCTTTTATCGCATTGTTATATTCGTTTATATATTTTTTATTTTCAACAATTTGATTGTATTGATTTTCAATATTTTGTTCATTAACAATAACATTATTTTTTTGGAGATATGATTTCAAATCATCCAATGTCATGTCTTTAGTTTCCAGAACCAACTCTTCTTTTGGTTTTTCCTCCGAAGACTCAACGTTCATCCCTTTATTCGCGGATAAAATATCTTTTGGATTATCTATTGCAAAAACGTTTTCTGGAGTTTTTTTTTCTTCTACCATTCAATTATTTATCATCAAGAAACAAGGCTATTTCCTTTGGACTCATTTCATATATTTCGGAAAGAAGAAAATTATATTCTTTTTTCAGTTTTTTTATTTTACCGTATATATTATTTTTATCCGTTGAGTAAACCAATTTTAAAAAGTAAAAAAGAGTATTATCGAAACAATTGAAATAAACATTAGGAATATTTCTAATCATATCTGGAATCTCAAACATTAAAATCTTGTTCTTTTCTATGTGTTCCTTTATCTCCTCTGTATCTTTACCAGTTTCTTTTAATATATCATTTACATCTGAATAATAAAACTTTTTTGGTAGTGGAAAATTACCCAATTCATATTTTTTTGATTTATTTATAACATCTTTTAAAAAAATTTCATAAGTTACCGAATTAGATTCATTATCTTTTGCTTGTAATTTTAATATAGGTTCAAGATATTCGCAATTTAAATGCATCAATAAAATAAACTTATCTAAATTTGTAAGATTTGTAGCGTTTAATGATTTTTGACAAATCAGATCAAAAGTATTACTTATGTTTTCAAAATCATTATTGGAAATATATGAATTGAGTTGAAAGTAATCACCAAAACAAAGTTTATTAACTTTCAATTCTTCACCAATGCTCGGAATATGGCATTTTGTAAAAATATCCATAAATTTTTATAAAAAACCTGTAATATTTTGAGGAAAATTTCCATTCCCTTTTCCACCTTGGAATGGGCTGATTGTTGGAAAATTACCTCTAAATGCATTTGATATTCTATCTATTATATTTGGAAGGGGAAGATAAAGCGAATTGGATAGTGCATAATCAGTATACGTCCAATTTGTTTCTATTGTTGGGGCTGAAGCTGGTTCATCGTATCCCAATGTCTTTGTATTAACTGAGATTGGAGCGCAATTGAAAAATGTCCATACTTTTCTTGGAATCATGGAAACATTTTGAAATGTTCTTGTGTATTGTAAAACGTATATAGTGGATTTTACATTTCTATAATCTCTTTTTGTTGTTGTATCGTTTTCTCTTGCAACAAAACCAAAGTGTTCAGCTGCAATAACCCAAGGTCTTATTACGAAATCAGCAAATGATGTGTTTGTCTCCAGAAATGATATTGATAATGAATTTGAAGGAGTTCTGCCTGTTGAAATAATGCCTGGTAAAAAACCTCTAGGGTTTGCTACATTTGCCTTTTCAAAAGTCATTTTTTCATCTGGAAGTTGAACGCTCTGAGCAAATAAACACCCATTAACTTTTTGAAATGGGTATGATGTTAAAATACTTCTTGCTTGATCAATGTCATAATTTTTATAATCTCCACCAGTTCTTTCCAAACCTTGAATTATGCTTGTATTGATACACTGAGGAAATGGTTGAATTAATACAATCCATTGAGACTGAAGAGGTATTGCAGTTAACCAAGATTCTAATTGAAGAAGAAAATAGTCTCTTGTTGATATTAATGGAGCACCTTGGATATTAAAACCAAATAGTTCCCCAACTTGAGGTTGAGTGAGTGGGTTTCTGCCAGAGAAAACACCTCCCACGTTTTTTTTAATTCCATTTAACGCATTATTAAATGCATCGCTTAATCCAGATCCCATTTTAATTATTTATTGGGAAAGGACGAAATTTTAACTATTTTTAACTTCTCTCCAGTAATGGTAGGCGAGTTTAACTGGAAAGTTTAAAACGTTTCCTATTCCTTCAGATATGCTATAGTTCAATGGACCAACATCTCTGATACTAACACCAACTAATTGATATTGGTTAACTTTTTCAAAATTAACATCAAGTTGAACTAGATCGATTGTGGAATTTTGAGTTGGAGTTAGATAATTACCTGTGCTATTGGCA